CGAATTCACAGGCACCGAGATTGACATGTTGGAGTAGACAGGTACCTCGTGAGGGCAGGTAAACTTCAAGGCAGACGTTACCTCGGATTCGTTTTCCTTCATTGTCGTATTTTACTTTGTTGAGCCAAATGTCACCTGATTTGATACCGAAGAGGAGTTCTTCCTTAAACGTACACCCCTGCCACCACTCATCGGTGATGTTGATGCATCGCTTAACCCACGGTAGTTCGGGTCGAGGAGTAGTAATAAATTCAAGAGCATCAGGGTGGCTAAGGTCGAGATGACACACCACAGCTCCGTTTTTGTAAACCCCGCCGCGTCGGAGGATTTCATTTAATGTTGAATAGATTTTGGCAAAGGATACCGGTCCAGATGCAACCAGCCCTTTGTCATTTTCTGTTCCTTTGGGTCGCAGTTTCGACAGGTGTACCGCGCAGCCTGCTCCATATCGTAGAGCGTGTGATACAAATTTCCAGGATGCTTCAATGCCATTGTCTCCGGTAATTGAGTCTTCAACAACGAACACGGTGCACGAAACCGGTAGGCGGGACGTTGGGTCATCGATCCAAGATTGGACACGTCCCGTGCGAGAAATATAAGATGCGGTCATGGGTTGATAAGGTCTTTCAAAACAGGTGGTTGGTAGTTTGGTCCCTTCAGGACTTTGCCGTCAGCACGGCGGATGGGAGTACCGTCTAATCCTAGCTTAGACATGTTGCTTCTGTGGACGCGATCTAGAGCTTTCTCCAGATCCCACTCCATGTTCTCGGCATACTGGAAGCAGACATACACAAGGTCTGCAAGTTCTTTTAGTTCATCCTCGTACGGTTCGTTATAGAACGCATTACGGAATTCGTGATACTCCTCATCGATCAAACCCAGTTGCATAGTCCGGTTGTCCGAACTGTTCTGAATCCCATAGGCTGAACGGAATTGAATTGCTTGATCGCTCAGACTGTTCGACGTGCAGTGTTGTGTGGTAGAGTTCATTTTCAAGGTAGTGGATAGCCTTTTTAAGATCTTTCTCTTTCGATTCAGAAGACTTGTAACCGGCTCTGCAAATATATTTAACAGCATTACCGAGATGATAATTGAGTTGTTGGTCTCGGATAAAATCCCAAACCTCTATGGATCCGCGTGTGTAGTGGGCGGGTGATTCGGCCATTTCTTGACTAGATTACTGACGGTATTGGATAGGACAAAGTTTTGCTTTTGCAGTGCAAGGAAGACAGTGATGATGTCCTCCTTTGTTGCATCAGGTAGAAGGTCATTTAGCCTTCTCATCTTTAGATCCTGTTCCATCGTCAATTCGATAATCGGCGGCGGGGGACCAAAGAATGGGCTGTTGCTTGTCGAAGTCATAGTCGGATGCTGTGAGGATCTTTGCGAGTCTTGCATTCTCAAGTGCGACATCTTCGGAAAGATCTTTCTCAGCAAACGCTTGAACGACAGTTTTCCAAGAATACCCCTTTTCTTCAAAGAGGGTGATTGCACGTTTAACACCAATACCGGGACAACCGGCGTAACCATCTGTCTGATCTCCTGCTAATGTTTGCACAAGGTGCCACTTTGCCCCCTCGTCATCTTCCACATTCATCGTTTCTGACATGTCAAAGAGGAGACCTGGGATTTGGCGCATGTCCTTGTCCGGTGAGCAGATACAGCACTTGCCCCTATTCTGTGTGGCATAAATACCCAAGGCATCATCTGCCTCAAGCGTTGGCATGATAACAACGTCATACTCAGTCTTGAGTTTGTTGATCACACGTTTGTAACCGCAAGGTTTCTTACGATTGCGATGCCCTTTATATGCGGGCTGGATAGATTTACGAAAGTTTACACTATCGCTAAAGAACAGAACTAATTCAGGCACATCCCAAAGAAAGTTGTTAATGATCTTGAGAAGCTCGCGCTTGACAGCAGCATAGGCTTCACTGAATTTACTTGTGACTAGAATTACATCATCACCCCAATCAATTTCTGTTTCGGTAGCAGCACAGCATTTGTAGACCACGTAATCGGCGTCTACAAGTAACTTCACCTACCCTGACCTCGGCTCATCTTTTTGTTGTGACGTGGTTTGCTCAAGTGACCTTGCCCCTGTCGGGTAGTTTTCTTAGTAGATTTGATTTCTACTTTATTTTTCTTGCTGTACATTAGTGGGTTTCACTCCAGTTGTTTCCGTGTGTTGCTTCCGCGTCGATGCGGATGCGCATGTTGTAGTATTCCCCAGCCGCTGTAGCGCTATATACCAGGGATGTAGATAGGTCTCCGATGTGCTCAGGGGCACACTCGAATTGTAGCTCGTCATGAATAAATCCTAATTGAGAGGCGCATATCTTCGCTTCTCTCATTGTCTCTTGGTTGATCACCATCCACCGCTTTGCGATGACACCGGCTCCTGACTGCAAGCAGTAGTTCAGGGCTTTGTGAGGCGAGTCAACGTTAATTTTTCGTCCATCGATAGACTTGATGAACCCTCTCTCTGCAGCTTTCTTAATAGCATTGAGTAGATCATCCAGTCCGTCAACCGCGTCAACATACGCTGCACGAATCTCTTTTCCTTTCTTTTTTGCAGCAGTGGTCGAAAGCTGTGGGTCATAAGAGTGTCCGATTTTTTCGTCACCTGCACCGTACAGGAAAGCGTACGTTACGGTCTTTACTTGTCGTCTGGAGATTCCAATCTTATCGGCGTTAATCTGGTGGATGTCATCCTCAAGTAGAAGCTTCGCGTATCTTCCTCCGTCATACCGTGCAAGATAATGAGCGAGCATACGAAGCTCGATGCCGCTAAGATCAGCGCCGACCATATGTAAACCCGGACTTGGTATGAAGAGCTTTCTAAATCTTTCATCTGATGGGACTTGCCCGAGGTTTGGGTTACGATGAGCACAGCGGTGTGTGTTGGTAGCTACGCTGCAATGGTGGTGGATTCGTTTAGCAGTCGTACTCAACTTCAGCCAGGCGTTTGCGCCTTCTGAGATCATTCCAAGCATCTTCGTTATCGTCAAAATCCGGAGGAACATCGTCGCTACTTCCGAATTCATCTCCTTCAGAATCACTTCGTCGATAACTGGTTTCCCAGTAGTTGTCTTCTGGCTTGGAGTCCAGCCATAGAATTGTTGCAAGATCCATGATATATGATCCCGTGATGATGTGTTGAGTTCTTTCAGTCGAGTAAAGGATGCACCCTTGACATATCCTTGCGTGCGGTTATCTCGTTTAGGAGTGAATTCCGATCCTCGGACGAAAGGGTGCCGGTTTCGTAGTAGTTCTTCAGTTTCTCGTAGTTCTCTGGTGAGAGAAGATGCAAGTTGCCATGCAGCGTTCTCATCAAAAGACCATCCATGAATCTCCTGCTCCGTAAGGATTTGTTGTACTTCGTGTTCTAGCGTGACCCATTCAGGTAGGGCTGGAAGTGTTTCCATAGTTTGGTGGTAAGGTGAACGTCTTGTATGCAATAGTCTTCCATTTCTTGGGACCAATCTGTCCAATTAGAAGTGGAACCATAGTCACCTTTACGTTCATCTAATCTGTAGCCGTAGGATTCAAGTGAGTGTTTACCATACAACTTAAGAGGCATACCATCCCAGGTACGACTCTTATCCAAGTTGATCATGTCTGGATGGTAGAGTCTGCTAAGTAGTAGAGTATCGACCATATAAGCAGGCTTACCAAACCAAGGGTAAAGTTTGCGAATAACAGGTATGTCGTAACCAATAATGTTATGACCAATGATCCTGTCCGCGTCCTGGAGTCTTTGCAAGCCTCTTGATATTGGTTCGCTAGATCCAGTGTCATTGTACGCAATCGTCTGATCTGTCGAGAGATCGTGGATAGCAAGGCAGTGGATGGTACTAACATCATGCAGTAGACCGTTTGTTTCTATGTCAAAGATTAGACTCACTTCCCATTCCATCTGAACGTCTTATCTTTGAATTGTGCACGTTCGATAGCTGGGGCAGTAGGTGGGTTAGGTCGTTTGAGTTCAGAAGTCTGTTGCTGCGTTGAACTCTGGTTCGGGTTGGGTTTCATAGAATTTACAGGTAGGTAGATCATAACTTAGCTGACAGGCTACTCCAGTTTCGCCCGAATAACGATTTTTAAGGATTCTAACAGTCGTAGTACCTCCAGCTTTGTCGGATTGTTGATCTCTTTCCAATCCAATACACGCGTCGCTGAGTTGAGCGATTGCAGCAGATCCGCGCAGTTGTCCGAGCGTAACTCGTGCACCTTCCTCATGATTTTGATCCGATGATGTACGTTTAAGGTGTGACACCAAGAACAAAGCAATACCAGTGCGCTCAACAAGCGACCTGAGCTTAGTCATGGTGGTGTCGATCATCCGCCGTTCGTCTCCGTCAAGCCCAGAAAGGAGGATGGAGAGGTGATCCAGGAAAATGATTCTACAGTCGAGACCTGATGCCAGGTACTCAATGCGATTATAAATAACATCAGGATCATAGCTCCCGAAACCATCAAAAAGATACAGGTTCCAATTAGCCATTGTGGCGTCAAAAGCCGCCGTAAGTTCTTCATGGGTGTGTTCTCCTAGGTGCAGCGATTTACCAACGTGGGCACTAATCAGCCCTAGAGCAGTACGACGGTTGGATTCTTCAAGCGCCAAGTAACCGACCCGTTCTCCTTTTGAAAGAAGGTTAGTTGCAAGTTCACGACAGAAGCTGGATTTGCCGATGCCAGATCCTGCAGTGATTGTGACAAGCTCTCCATACCTGATCCCGTGAAGCTTTGATTGTAATCCTTGAAATGGGT